CCTGTTCCCTTCGTTTCAATTTCAATGCCTACGTTGGTATCTCCACCCGTTGCAGATAATTTAGGAGCATTACCCGTAGCCGCGTTAGCAATAGTAAATTCATTTACTGCACTACCTGTTTCACTAAACTTGAGAAGTTCTAAAGTTCCATCACCAAGAGCATTACCGTTAACGTCTAACATACCGCCTAATTGTGGTGTGGTATCTTCAACGACGTTAGAAATACCTGTTTGTGTATCTAAGGATAAAACATAATACCCTGTAATCAAGGGACTTGTGGTATCAGTCATTCCAACTAAAATAACAGATTCTCCGACCTCTAAAGTCAATGCCTGTGCCGGTGACGCTGCAACTACTCTTTGGTCTGGGTTTGGATTGATACCTGTTGCTGCTGAAGCAATACCGTCAAAAACCTCACTACCCGTCAAAGTAATAGTGCAAGCAGAACTATGAATATTTTTTAAGAAGAGCAGCCTTTGGGCGCAAGAAGCAGCAGATGGTAATACGACGCTTCCCGCATTAATGAAGTAATATAAATCATTAACCCCCATAGTTGGACCGGCTTCGATTGATGCATCGCCGAGAATGTATGCACCGGAAGATAAAGACCCAACTGTAACATCATTTGTTGTTGAAGCACCATTACTTGTTACTGAATGTAAGGTTGGGTCTGATGCCGTTAATGCTCCAATATCACTCACAACTTCTGTTCCGGTTCTAAAATCTACATTTCCACCGCTATCTAAAACTAAGAACTTATCTGTATCTGTTCCGGCATTGACTACACTACCTAAATTTGCTGTCCCTGCAATTGTTGTTGTTCCGGCTCCATCAACGCCAAATTTAACTGCGTCAGAATTATTTCTAACTTCAAAGTCAGTATTAGCGTCATCACTACCTAAACGCATAATGATTTTTTTATCTGCATCTGTGTTATCAATGGTAAAATCTCCACCTGCTGTTGCTACCTCAACGGTAGTTCCACCAGAAGCGGCAGTTACTTTAGACATTTCTGTATATGTTCCGCTATTGCTATATGCTAAGGAAAGAGAGTTTTTGGTTTTTCCTGTTCCAAAATATTGAACCCTCATCGGATTGCTACCCGTATGTGCAAGAACAGCAATAGGAACATCACCGGCAGTAAAGGCGGGAACCTTGTTTGCAGCGGTAGGGTTAATTACGGCTAATGCAGAAGAACGAGCAACTAATAAATGATAGCCTGTAGTATATGTTGTTGAAAGGGTAATGCCACTACCAGAAATCTCTACTCTTTCTTCATCTCTTAAAACTACACCCGCAGCAATCGTTGCCGTTGTTGCAGTAACAGAAGTAGCATCAAAACCACTAATAACATAATTTCCTGCTACACCTAAACTAAGTGCTTTAATCAAGCCCGTGTGTGGGTTATCCACACCGTCTTCAATTTGTGTTAAAGAACCACCTGTAGCCATTTGACTATAATATCCCGGATTACTTACCATATCATTCCACCTCAATAACGAAGAAAATTTCTAAAGTTTCTGTTGATGTAAAGGGGCCTACACCATCAAATGATTCTCGTCCAAATAATAAAGAGCCATCAAAGAATCCTGCTTCACGAATTACTTTGCCGGGGATGGCAGAACCCGCAATACTTAATTTAACTTCGACAACGTTTTCAGTTGATTGGTCGTTGACTACTGTAACAGTAATTGAACCAATTGGAACATCTAAATCAGTAGCGGCGGGACTTGTTGAGTTTCCACCTAATCCAATCTTACCGCCATCAACATTATCTTTAATGTATTTGGCTAATTGAAATCTAAGGTCATCGGTAATCAATATTCCACATCCACTAAATCTGTTTCGGTAATTGTTCCTAATCCACCAAAGGTTGAGCCAAAACCTAGAGTAATTCCGAAACCCAAGGTCACACCCGAAGACGCTCTCTTCCTAACAAGCAGACGAAGGGGCTTGACCTTAAGTGTTTCTAACACATCAAATGTAGAAGTATTTTCATTAAATGCTTGCTCTCGGATAGTGGCGTTGGTTTGTCTATTACTTACAAGTAATTCAGCAAATCTGTCTTCTAACTTCTTTGAGAAAAGACCCAACTCTAAGACCATGTTTCCTGTAAGTAAGTGTTTTACTTCAAGAACGTAATATTGATTAAGTGGGATGTTTTCTCTTCTAATTTCAACATTGATAATGTCTCCGGGTTTAAGTTGAGAAATACCTTTATGTCCAACTTCTAAAACTAACTTTTTATTTGCTCTAGTGTGTAATAAGAAAAGTTCTGTTGCCCTATCATCAACATCACTCTGAGAAGCAAGTTCTCTTTCAAACACTTCTAAAGTTTTCTTTCCGTTCTTTTTAATGTCTCTAAGATTCTTTCTAACAGTTTTGTGTTGTCTTCCAAAAACAATAATTTCGTTGTATTTATCGAAGGTTGTTGATTCGTTCTTAAAATCAAAGATTTGATATTCTCCAAAGTCTGATAAGACAACATCGGTGTAGTGGGTGTTGTCTCTCTTGGGTTTTACCTTGAATACCCCATCTTCCTCAACTAATCTAAGTTCTTTCTTTTTCGTAATATAGTTAATCGCTGAAAGCAAATCAACCCCTTGGAAATTTGGTGAAGCAAAACGAGGATAAGCCTGAGTTGTTAAGTCAAAGGAAATATCATTTTCTTCTAACAGGTCATTGATAATTCTTTCAGATTCATGCCCAATAGTTACACCGACTCCAATGTTTGCTCTTTTGAAGTTACCTCTCACTTGATTTGGGACAGTCAATGTAAAGACCTCAGAAACAGAAGGAACGCCCAATGTCTTTTTCATTTCAGAGAAAGAGAAGGCAGTTCCTAATTCAGAATCCTTGGAGGTCAAGGAGGTCTTATATGTAGTAACTCCATCAGAAACACACATTTGGTAGAAACCCTGTGGAACACACGTTTTGATATTTGCAGCAGAGCGATAGACTACATTTTCTTCAGAAGAAGATTTTCTGTCCAAATCAGCAATAACATACATAGATAAAGCCGCTTCAGAGCCACCTTGATTTACATCTGTGTTATGAACAATGAATGGACCGGCCTCCTTTTCTTTAACTAGGTATGAAGAAATATTATCATAAGTTCTGTTTCTTCCATTCATTTTTGTATATCTAGATGATAACTTATTCAACTCAATAGTTTTAGGTGTGAAATCATAAGTGCAAACATGGTTGGGCTGCATAATTCTAAAATAATCATTAGCCAATTGCTTATCTGTGATAATGATATGAGTTAGAGTGCTATCCGATGTATCAATTTCATGAGACACAACATATGCAATTTTGTCTGGGTTCATTTCGTTGATTGATACTTGGTCATCTTGAAGTGCAGAGTTATCGGTATAGGCGGTTCCTTCATATCTAATCTCTTCAAATGTTCCCTGTTCTGATACCAAGTAACAACCAGAAAGACCATTGATTAAGTTTAGCCAATAATGTTCATCAAAATCAGCAGTTTCAATTTCGTATTTATAGAAATTACCGTCACCTACTTCATTGCTCAATTGAGTTTCTGTAATTCCTGATTCAGCAGTATTAAGTTTCAGTCTGAATTTCATTCCAATATAAGCACCATCAGAGTCTTCTTCACTATTGGCCGTCTTTTCAAAGTCGTCATATCTGTAAAACTTCTGTCCATTGACTAAACCAACCAAATAGAAATTATATAAAGAACTCAGAGCGCCGTTAATTTCTGTTAATCTAGGAGAAACCGTTCCCGGAGTTAAATTTCTAGTTGAGTCTTCAATGCTAAATCTATCCAAGAATAGAGGTAACATCTCATTTGTTAAGAAGTCATGTTCTGGATTAGATGAAGAACTACATTTCTGATAAATACCTAATACTTGGGAAGTGTTAGCATTGAATGTCGCTCTATGTAAATTGAGGTCTTTTCCTAAATTTGGTGGTAGGAAAATACTAGCATTATTTGTTTGAAGGCTCTGTAAAGTTCCACTATATTTCGTATTAAAGTAATCAGCATAATTGTCTTTATCAACAACAGCGCCCTTTAACATATGAATATCTGTTCTAAACTCAAATGATTCCTTGAGTCCTCTTCCTTCAACTAAGGAATATTTTACTTCAGTCACCTTAAAAAGATTACCTGTATAAAACGCACCACTATTTGTTTTATTAGCAATAGCCGTTAATGTAATTTCTCCGCCACTCGGAGTTCCTGATACAGTTCCAATTAAATTTCCTTCACTATCACAAACAATATTGCCGTTAGCAAAATTTGTCTCATTAGACGCAGTAATCTTAAAAGGCGCTGAAGTGGTATAGTCTGAAACACTACTCACTACTGAAGTTGTTTGCGCGAGGTCAGTAAATTGGTATTCAAGTCTTGGGAGTGTAGCCTTTTTATTAGGTAAGTTCTCGGGGTCAATTTGATTAAAGTGCCAATCATAAACACATTCAGTTAATCTCATTAAACCAAACTGTTTAAGGTCTGTAACAGAATCTGAACTTGAAATGTTAAAAGTCTCATAATCAGTATCAATGTTTGATTGAACTCTAGATTGTGCTAAACTGTGGTCTTTTGGCGTTGATGAATTAACTGTGTTCGTATCTTTCTTTAACATGATAGAGTAGTTGGTTATTTCTCTAGTTAATGTAGGATTTAAAACGCTGTCCTTTCTTTTACCACTATAAGGTTCAAGGTCAGAATTTACAAACAAGAACATTTTAGCAACTTTGGGGTCAATTTGATATAGAACATCATGGCCCCGGAAAGGACTTACGCCTCCGATAACGTCAGCATCTTTATACACAGGTGAAGCAGAACTTCCACTTTTGTGAAATTTAGTATCAAAAAATCTAGAACCGGAAACAGGTTGGAATCCTTGTGATTCTGTTAATGGATGATTTTCTGTCCCTGAACCTGTTTGTCCAACACCCGTAATATTAGGAAGTGTTTGTAGTCCCGGCCCAAATCTATAGGCATCGGCATAATATCTAATCTCTGAAATGATTTCATTATAGTAATCTAAATCATAATCTTCCGACCAACTTGTCTTTTTGGGAGTTTTGTAGTTAACATTTCCTCTTTCCAAGTTAAAAATTCTATATAGGGGACTACCAAACTTATGAGTATAACTATCAAAATTTGTTGTTGAAAAAGAAAAGGGTGCTTCAAAAAGTAAATTGGTATTTGCACTAGGGGACTCTTGATATTTTGGATTTAATAGACCAACTACCTTACCTCCGTGCAAATGTGCAGCATTCAAAAATGCTAAAGAATGTGCTAAGTCATTAGCAGATGTTACTCTTTGAAGATTTCCACCAGAAGATGTTGCTCTTCTATCTAAGAAAATTGTATTAACTCCTGCTCCTGTGGTTGAAGTATGAATATGCTTTCCAATAAAAACACCGTCAACATAAACAGGTTCTTCGTAGTTATAATAAAATGCTAATGAAGTTGGACTAAATGACCTACTGTCAGAAATAGAACCCGTAACTCCTAAACTTGAAAAAGTTTTTTCTATTGTGCTTTGGCTGTTTGTGTCCACTCGACCGAGAGAAAGCGGAACATAAGGAGCCAATTCAATAGTCGTTTCTGTATCTCCGCGAGAAATATTTAGAATAGAAAAATCAATGAGGCTATTTACTACGTCAAAGGTCTGATTTGTTCCGTCTGTGTTTTGAAGCCTCGCTTGGAAAAATCTGTCATTTTTCATATTAGAAGGGTGATGAATAGGATAGCCCAAAGAGTTAGCATCATCATCACTTGATGTCCCAACGAGAGCAGTTCCATCATTACCACTAGCATCTAGTTTTGTTCCTGAATCAAACAATATTCCCTTATCAGCGGAGCCTTCTAATGCTGTAGTCGTTTGAGTAACAGTATAATTTGCCGCTAATGCTTTGTTTAAAACATATGACTTCGATAATCTCTTAAATAGAGAAACGCTATTTCCATAACTTCCAAACTTAGCAGTATCAACTAATGTTACTCTTACCGAAGAAAAGGTATCAACTACACCAATGTAAGCAAAACTACCATTAGAAAATTTTCCAAATAGTTCATCACCCGGAGAAATATCAGTTGTTGTTGAATTGATATCAAAAATTTTAGAATCTCCATTTAAGAAAACTCCTGAAGTTACTACTGTTCTGCTTAAATCTTGAACTGAATTATAAAATGACTTAGAAGAATAAATCATATCTTTAGAGAATAACTTATTAGAATTCACAATAGGTGATAATAGTTTTCTTAAATTATTCCTTCCTTCTAATTTAACATAAGTTTGACCCATCTCTTTAGAAGTTTCAACTGATTCAACTGCACCGTCAAATCTTTCAACAAAAATTTGATAACTGCCTAAAAGATATTTTAAAGGATTNGTGTCATATCCATCCCCAGAAAAACTTAAAGTTAGCATCTCTTTATCCTTGTCGGAACTAGTTACCGAGGCATAGATAAATCTAAAGTTCTTTGTTGTGAACCTAACAGATAGGTTATAGTCCCTACCTTCAACGATGTTAAACTTAGTTAGAAGCGTCCCATCAGTTGAATTATATGCTCTCCTGTATAATGTCTCTTGGCCTAAACTCGTTAAAGAAGTTGAATTTGTGAACTCGCCTTCTGTTTCTAATCTACTAAATTCATTAAATTGAATCGTTGTCGAAGTGATTGCTTCAACAATTAAAATTCTAGAACCTACCTTAACTTCATCATTAACATTTAAAAAACTAGTTAAATCATAATCACTAATTACTGTATATGTTCTAGAACCTGTATGAGAATCTAAAGATGCTTTAAGTTCGAACCAATCAAAAAAATCTCCTGTATGAACTAGATGTCTAACTCTTAGTGCATCTTCTTCTGAAACCTTTTTTGTGAAAATTCTATTGTTATCAACAATACTTACATTAGCAAATCCTGACCTCGAACCTACAGCATCAGTAATTTCTGCTTCAATAACACCCACCGCAGTATTGCAGTATGTTGGTGAAAAATCATAATGAACGTAGCGAGTTGGTCCGGTTAAATTAATTGTTCCAGAAATGTCGTTATCAACTTGTCTTCTTGCATTATAAAAAACATCTTCGTAGTCTGTGAAGTCTTCGGTAGGTAATGAATACGAAGACTCTTGGGGAACAGGAGTCCCGGCTACGTCTTTGTTTCTTAAAACGTCGGTTAATGTAACCTGTAAAGAATATGGACTATAATCAACGACAGCATTTGAGAAATCCTGTTCGACCATAAATGCTGTTTTCAAAGAGTTGACGGTAACAGTTGAACCACTAGTTACTGAATTGCTTTGAACGAAATATTTTGTGTTATGGTCCAACTCTCCCTTTTTATTTACTTTAGTTTCTTCAATATAGAAAAGAGGCCTTGAACAAACTAAGTCATTTCTGAGACTATCGCTAATGCCTCCAGAAAAAGCAATAGCATTTGAAGTTAAGAGAGGCCCCTTAAACAACATAAATTTTGTCCCTTTTGGAATTTCTTTGCCTAACTTTGGAGTAAATTCTAATGAGTCCCCTGCCGCATCATCTGTTAATGATTCAGTAATTCTAGCAAAATGGTGCTGATTTGCATCATCTGAATGCAAAAGAATAAACCAATAGTGAGTAGTATTAATACTTAATTGGACCCCATCTCCTGTAAAGGCATTATATTGCTTAACAATATGACCGGGCGTTGTTGCTAAATTAGTGTATTCTGTTAAAAGACCTGCGCCACTTGAGATTTCATCAAATGTTAAATTTTCACTATCATCTGAATGAATAATAGTAAAATGTTTTTTAGATGAACTAGAAGAAGTATTTGTTTTAATCTTAGGATTCGTTGGACAATTAGTGTTCGTGTCCGTAGTCGAACCTTTATTGAGAACAGTTAGAGCCATTAAGCATCAGTCTCCTCAAATCTAAGATACATCAACAGGTTATTTAAGTTAGTCACGATAGTTGAAAGAGACTGAAATCTATCCTTTGAACTATTGATTACTGCTAATTCATGAATTTCTCCCATGAACTGTTGATTTGTGCTAGCAGCATTATCTCCCGTTCCACCTGTTCCATTTGCCCCAATAAAATAAGATTCTTTATCAAATGCAAAGGTTCCAGAGTTTGTGTGTTTTGAGTCAAGTATTTTATTCCCATTTACATAGATTTCAATTGCATTATCGTTTGAATAATAAGTAACTGCAATATGCTGAAATGAATTGATATAGGAGGGTTCAACATAACTAGGAAGAAACAAACCATCCCCGGTGCTTAAGCCCGATGAATATGCTGACGTTATGGTGATTACTGAGGACGTTTTTGTATTGATGGTCCCGACCTTCACAAACTCAGTTCCCGACCGAGCAAACACGTCTTGGACCTGCCCTTGGACAAAAGAGGTGGTCGGGCTGCATGAAATGGTAGTCCCTGACCCCGAGTAGTCGCCTGTAAGAGTTGAAACCTTATCATAGACAAATTGCCCCGTTTTATCGAAACCTTGCTTATCTAACGCTGCATATTGGTATTGAAAGCCCGAATCTGGACTAATTGCATAGTCCGAAGTAAATGTTTGAGTCGCCCCTCCGATAGTCATAACAACTTGAATTTTATAATTAGCCGGGTTATTTTCATTATGTCCGGTATCATTGACTAGATAAATCTTAAGCGACGTGCTGTGAAACAAAGCCATTTTGTGATTTAGCCTATCTGCTCCACCTGCATCATAGGTTTTCAAATATAAATTGCTTTGATAATTTGAAGCCGTTCCATCACCATATGTAACAGGCAAACCGGGCATAATTTTCTTTGAGTTTGCGATTGTTCTTACTGTATCTCCTGACCACTTACCGTAACCATTTACATCATAAGGAGTAACAACTGCTTCAAAACAAAATGAACCTTCATGGTCCCAAATGCCATAGTTAGTCGTTGCTACATTTGCAGCATAATCAATGGTAATGAACCCATTACACATGACGGGAAAGACAATAGAACGCTGCTTTCCTGTAAGAACGTCATACATGATAACACCTCAGGGAAGAATTCTAGCAATTTCAAATTCTAAAGTAAATTCAACCTCAACTGTGTCGGCAGTAAAGGTGGTGCTAAATTGGCGAATGAATCCTTTAAGTCCATCATTCGCTTCTGAATCTGGAAATTCTGTTCTGAAAGGAACATTTAAGTTATCGAATTCGTTATTGTCCCCTCTTGCGTGATAAGTGAATGGAATGTTTCTTTCAGTTACTTCATTATAGTCTTTGTCAACTTTAGATGGAATTAAAAACACTAATTCAACAATTGCTTGATTTTTAGCAACACCTGTTGAGTCAACCGAAGAATGAATCAACTGTGCAATTTCATGTGCCGTCATAGTAACTGTTGAACCATGACGAGTTAAAGGGCCTTCAATAATAAAACCGCTGAGGGAAAGATTTTTGCCCGCCATACCAATATCCAATGCAACTGTTTCTGATTCACCCGTAACTAGACCAGAAAGAGGAACTTGCATTGAAGGAATTGTTTTAGATGTGCTAACTGAAACACTAGTTGCCCGTAAAGGAATGGTGTTAATGGTTGCACCATCATTACCACTATGTTTCCCTGTCTTAAGATAAACGTAGTAATCTGGCATTTAATCACCCTAATGTTCTAGACGAAACGCTTCTATTAACCTTAGAGTTAACCATTCGGCCAATCTCGTCTGCAATTCTTCTTAGTTCTGCATTCGATGTATCGCGTGCATTGATAGTAATGTTGAAGGTGTTGCCTCCGCCACCCATAACTCTCTTTGAATCTTGAGCAGTTCTAACTGTTGAACCTCTTGGAAGACTAACCAACTCAGGGCCTCTTTCGCCAACTAAGGTCATTGGTGCAGTTACGGGACCACCTGCTGATTTNNNACCNAACAATTTTCCAAGTTTAGCCCCTATCCAATAAATCAAACCAGCAACTACTGCTGCTACAATTGCTGCAATCCAAGTCATACTTAAGAAGAAAATAATTCCACCAACAACAATTGCAATCAATGTAATGATTTTCTTAAATGAAGCAGCCAAGTCTGTCCAACCTGTAGTTAGCCAATCCCATCCTCTTTTGATAACATCCATGATTAAAACACCAACTAGCATAAATGCAGCACTTAAAAGAGTAACAGCAACACCAAGAGAAAACAGCAGCATTCCTCCAAGAATCTTAAGAAGGCCGTCAATTAGCATTTCTAAATCCCCTCCGCCAAAGAAAGCATTAAAGACATCTTTAACTCCATCAAAAGCAATCATTAAACCTGCTAAAGCAATTTTTCCTACGACCTTAATTGCTTCCCAAGCCGCCTTTAGGCCTTCTAAAATAGATGGACCGAATGCTTTGAATGCTAAATAGGCTAAGATAATAATACCAACAACTTTGAAAATAATACCCATAAACATAATTGCTGCCCTTACTACAAACTTTTTAATTAGTTTCATAATCTTTCCAATGTCAGATTTATTGAACTTTTTAATAAAATCTCTTGAATTTTTCTTTGATTCTCTAAATCTATCTGATAGTTTTCCACGAAGTTTCTTTGGATTTAATACTTGCTTTAATTGTTTGAAAGTAACAGGCATATCCATACCTGTAATAGCCTTTACCGTAGCACTTCTTCTTCTAAGCCTCATTGTTTTTTCAGCCTTTTGTCTGCCTGCTAATTGTCTTCCTAAACCTCTAATTTCATCGGCATCTGTAGATTTTCCTATTCTATTAGCAAATGTGCTTTGTGCTTTTTTTGCTCCCCTAATATTAGAGGTATACATCTCGATTCTTTTTAAATCAGCCTTACTTGGTGCTAATTTACTAAATAAGTTTTTGGTTCCACCAAACTTTTTTAATCCCGGAAACTTTCTAATAATAAAGTCGGTTTGCTCAAGAAGAGAAACGATTTTATTGAACCCTCTGAAGAAATCAAAAGGAAAGAAACCATATAACACTCTTCTGAATTTTGCGAAAGCGGTGTCTCCTTTCCTAGCGTATTCTGCAAGCCGTCCGAAAGCAGTTGCGGCTCCTTCTGCTTCCTTAGTAGTTTTTTTAATGTCTTTCTCAACTTTTTGACTTGCTAAAGATAGTTTTTTCATTACCTCTAGCATCTCACCCGTTGTTTTATTCAGACCATCAAGAGCCGATTGCATCTTGATAATCTGAGAAGCCTTCATGTTATCAACTCTTTATTTTCTTAGAAGCCTTTTCAATTTCTTCTGCCTTGATTTCTTCAAACACTCTATGAACACTCAACAAATCTAAGACGAGAGAGGATGGCATTTTATAAATTTCTAATGGGCTGATTCCTAATGCTTTAGAAAGCGAATAGACGATAATGAGGGAAACAGTTGCAGGGTCGGATTTTCCTCCCTTAACTGCTGCCCTCAAATTTCGTTTTTTCCTTCAGTCTCCTCAAATGCATCAAATGGATTTGGGAGAACCTCTTTAATCTGAGAACCTACATACGGATTTAATCGTAATAGGTCAACTGTGGAAAGTGATGGTTCGGATTTAACAATGAAATTTTCAACCATGTAGCGATACATAGCATTCAAATCAAGGTCAAAGTTCTGATTTTTTGCGTCAACTTTCATAAGACTATTCATAGCCTTATCAACCTCAAGCCATGTGGGTTCTTTAACCCAGACTTTTAGGTATTCTTCGCGGTCTTCGGCCACCCTAATGTAGTGGCATTTTGGTTCGGTTAGTGCAAATAGCACGTTCTTATCTGTAACAATTTTCTTATCGTTTAACATAGTTCCACCTTCATAACCAACAAACAAACAAACGTATGTTGGTGGAATATCATTTTGCTAATTTAGATTTCTTTAATGATTTCTTTTTAGTTTCAACTTTCTTAGTTTTCTCAACTAAGGATTCTTTGAAACGCTTTTGCTTTTCAAATCTATCCATCTAATCACCCTTGGAGAATCCAATGGCTTACTGCGGTGCAGGATTGAAGAGTTCTAGGCATAACTGTAGCCTCAACAACTACAGGGCCTTTATCGTCAGGGATTGGGAAGTTAACCGCAGAGGTTTGATAGTCAGTAAATTTGAGATTAAAGTTCTCGCCATTTGCTTTTTCAAACTGTAGTTCGATGTATTCTCCTGAAGCGGTGTTATCACCTGTTCTGCTCAAGAGTTCAGTATAGAGTTTGTCGTCAGTAACGTGTCCTGTAAATTGCAGTTCATAGGTTCTTTGTGCAGGAATGCCTTCTTTGATAGAGGTGTTACCCACGCCAATGAATCTCCGGTCTTGAAGATTGTTATTCATGGTCAAAGTTAGAGAATTGATTTTTAAGAACTGTTGACCAAAAATCTTGAAATATCCGCGAGAGAAGAAGAAAGGTTCAAGGAAGGTTGGTTGAGAACCGTAATTGAAGAAAGTAGTTTCATCAGTTACGCCACGACGAGCATCATAAGATTCTGTTTGTTCAAGTGAATGAACTGCTCGACTGTTTAAGTCAAGAGTCATCTTGATTTCTTCATTTTCGTTAGCACTAAGCGTCAAGGTATTTACTCTATTTCCACGCGCAATCTTAACAAAGTTTAGGCTTTCATCAGCCGATGCTGTTTCAGTTCTGTAAGTGTTGGAAGAGGGAAGTTTGCTAAACACTTGCTCAATAGCAAAAGAAGGTAAGTTGTCTGTATCTTGTTCAGCAAAGGTGTATGTAATTCCATTAGTCATGTTACCAGAAGATTCTCCCGGAACAGTAAGTTTATCCATGTTCGCAAGAGCGTCCGAACCTTTGAGAATCGGAGGGCAAATTACCGTTCCAACCGAACGATAGAAAATTGGACCCGTTTCAACGTGTGCGCCTGCATCAAAGTAGGTTGCACCGGAAGTTTGAGCAGTAAATTCATCACCTGCCGCTAATGATTCAGTAGCGCTAGTCGCTGAAATGGTTGTGCATTTCCCTAAGAAATAATATAGCCAAGCAGCATGGTTAGCAACAATTCCTAGATTTGCACCACTAGCAGTTTCAATTCCTTTATACTGATAAGTAAAGTTACGCGAGCCACCGAGAGAAAGGTTCACCTGTTTCATTTCAACTTCAGTAGTTGGGAATGTAGCAGATTCAAGAATACCTAACCATTCATCGGCTAAGAGTCTTGCAGTTGCAGCCGTTGTGACGCTTGCACCGGCAGTAGTAGTAGTTTTAGTCATATTTGTGCTATCGGACACAGAGAGACTTTGACTAACTGTTCCTCCAAAGGTGTTAGTTAAAACTAAACTATCTCCGCTTCTTGAAGCAGAAAAATGAATAGAACCTGTTTTAGCAACTTCAGCAACAATAACGTCAATGACTTCTTCTGCCGTAGTGATATCAGCATCACTAATATCAACAGTTAAGTTAGCAGTTGCTCCTCCGTATGAACCATCATTAGTCAAACCAATTACATAGGCAGTTGAAGTTGCTCCATCTGAAGAAGGAACTTGACCAAAAGAAATGCTATCATTATCATAGTTAGCCTTAGTATCTGAATTAAATTTAATGCTTAAAACTTGAGCAGTATGAATACTTGTGGAACCATCACCGGGTCCGGGAACAGGCGCACCATATCCACGAATGTGGAAATAATCCTGTGAAGTATTTACTGTAATGCTAGAGGAAATAGCAGGACTAAAGGTAATTGTTGTTGCGGTGTTAGCAGTAATTCTGTGAGAAGAAGTAAAAGTCCCATTGTCGTAATATTCAATAACACAACCTACATAGAGGTCTTTAACTAACCGATAATCATCTGAAAAAGCAGTTGCTACAGTAATTACGTTTTGAGTATTAATAACCGAAATCGGAACGTAAATATCAGTTTCAGGCACAAATGTGAGCGATGCTCCGCTTCCTAGAAAAATGTCGGTGTTAGGCATTATTTAATTCCCCCTCGTAAAACAAACTTACGGGACTGTGAGGGCAAATCTCTTTGCTTCGATATTTACTTTATATCCAAATAATCTTTTAGCACGGTCGTTTGACTCGCTTCTTGAACCGACAAACAATTGATTAAAATTGGAACCATCGGATGCGGTGTAGCCACGCCTCGCGCTCTCAAGTGCATGACGGGCAATCAGGTATAAAGCCCTAAGCCTGTCTCGGCCAAATCCTTCATCCGTTCCGCCTCTCTCATCGTGAACTGTGCGAATGTGCATCGTAAAACCATAGGTTTCATTTCTTACATCATAGTGAATAGTCGGATATTCAATTGATTGACTGTCTTCAAAAAAGATGATTACATCTTTAGAAGATAAATCATAGCGAACACCTTTATTCTTTTGGAGTGTTCTAACGTCAATTAAGTTAGGTTTAGCAATATGACTTGAAGTAATATAGCCACCATCTTCAAGGGCGGTAGCCGAGGTAGTCCATTTTGAATCCAAAATGTCTATGAGAAGGTTGACTTCATCCAATTAGCCACCTCCTTAAAAATTTCATTCTCAAGATATTTGTCAAAATCTTCTTGAGCGTATTTAATTTTTTCATCTTCAGACATTCTAAAATCAACACCGAGAAGTTGAGAGACTTCTGTTAATGCCTTTTGTCTTTCTTCTTGAATATCTAAGAACTTTTGAAAATGTGAAATTTGGAATTCAATCGCCATTTTTATCACCCTAATCAATAAAATAGACGATATCACTCTTACCCGAAAGGATATCAAATGCTTCCTTACGGAGAATATCATACTTTTCCTTAGTAGTAATATTTCCTCCTGTTTCAGCGATGAGAATTGTTTGGTCATCATGACGTAAGATTTCAGAACAAACTAACTTAGTAGCGGCTTCGTGAATCGCTGCCGGAACCCTACTGCTTCCTGCAATATAAGTAACAACAACAGAATTGTTTGTGTGATATGGATATTCTCTTAAAAAGAAAATACGGCCCTCGCTACCAATTGTCCAATAGTCACCAAGGCGCTTCATATCATTTTTGTCCGTAAATTCAACCATTCCACAAACTGTTGGAATACCGTTGATTGAAGTAAATGTTGTTGTTGCAGAACTAGCACCCGTAGCAGTTGCGCTCATAACAACTGTTGTGGAGTTAGTAATAGAAGAAATTGTCGTATTAGCCGGAATATGGCTATGTCCACTAAGAGTCATGCCTACCTTTAACTTACTGCTATCTGCGACTGTTAGATTGGTCGAGGCATTTACCGTAGTTGCTGACTGTTGAATGCTCGCTTTTAGCACACAATCCGAGCCGTCGTCGCTTGGAAGCAGGGACGAAATGAGCAAGGTGGTCCCATCTTCTGAGTCCTTCTGAGCATAAAAGTAGTCAGACACCGTTAAATTACCAACAGTAAGGCTCTTTGCCGAAGTTGCTTTAGTAAATTGTGAAGTTGAAGATGGAAACTCTTCATTGATAAGATGGGCTAATTCAGACATAGCAGTTTTCTTTCCAAAGGTGACTTCGAATTCAGTAGCAAGAGGGGAACCATCTGTGCTTGCTTCTGTTTCAAAGGAGGTTCCACTATTGGGTAATTGCAAAGTAATAGAATGTAAATCTCTAAAATTATCTAGCATTTGGATAGACGCTTGAGCCGATGCAATTTCTTCATAATGATTACCCTGCCAAACTCTTAATGAAATAATTTTTCGGACTTTCATTTGGGGCAGTTGAATAAAACCAACATATCCGCCATAATATGAATGCATAGGATGACGAGTGAATTCAAAATTGTGAAACTCTTGTTCGTGAATAATAGGGCGATAAGAACGCTTTGCTTTATCATCAACCATTCCTTCGACGCGCTTGATAATAGCACCAACTTGTGCTTCTGATGGATTGGTTAAATCAGTAAATTCAGGAACCTGTAGCATATCTGCAACTGCCACAACATCAGTATAGAAACCATAGCCATTCGCGTAGTCAGGAGCAATTGAGGTATAATCGCTTGGTGATGACGCTACCGGCATTCTCAAACCTCCATTAGTTCAAGATAATTGTTTCTGATTACAGCCGCAAAGTCTCGAAGTTTTTTACGGTATTTTGAACCTTTTCTTTGGGTTCCTAATGGAACAGAAAAACCGATAGAGGTGTAGTCATCTCCTTCGCCCTTTCCCGAAACTAGACCTGTTTCAAACAGACCGTGTGTTTTAATACCTGATAGTTTAATCTTATATTTTGTTTTCATGGATTCGATTTCTAATTCCATATTATAGAGATGCCAATCATTAGGATAAACTTTTTGAATAAATTTATCAGGATTTCTAATGATTTCAGAAAGAGTCATTCCTTCAAAGCGTTCNCTACCTTCATCAACTTTTTTTCTCTTTTGTTTATGAAGATGGAAGATTTCCAAAAGAATTTTTTCTTTGATTGCGTTAGAAATTAAGAAATTAAATAAATCCTCACTAACAGAATTTTTAATCCTAATTGAATAGTCTTCAAAGTTTTCATCTTCCTTAGCATCCTTGACCTTACTAAATTCTTTTACTTCTTTTTTAAATTTTGAGACTAACATATTAAATGCGTTTGTGTGCAAACCGTCATCCTTAACCCTATCTCTAGAGACATCATAAAAGATTGTTCTAGGTTCTTTGACGGGAGTTAAGTAAGGACTATAGCCTTCCTTTTGTAAGTAATCTACCTTTGAACCACTAATATCACTCGTTTGGCTTTCTGAAAGTTCTACAGATAAAACATTTTCTTCACCAATAAAGCCTTCATTTTCATTTGAATAATTTCTTTTAATAGCCTTTTTCAAATAATTAGAAGTAATAAACCCATCGGTCCCTGCTTCAATTTCTGGTGGCCTTTGAAACTGCCTAAAACCTAAAAGTCTCTTAATCTTTTCATCATCTAAGATTTCATCTAGAGTTAAGTCTTCTAATGGTTTTTCAACTTCATTACCAGAATCAACTGTAAACTTTGCATAAAGTTTCTGGCCCCGAAGAAGTTTTCCAATTGGTGTCTTGCTAATATCTTTCACAACCCTTTTCATTTCTTTAACCATTTCTTTCTGGCTAAAGCCCTTTACCTTTTCATTTCTAGGGTCTTCGATTGCCTCTTCCAATAAGTCCAAGTTATCAGCAAATGCTGAACCTGTAACTACATCAGAAAACATAGCACCTAAAACAAGAGTTCTAAATTCATCGCTACTAGTTTCAATGGCCTTAGTAGCATCAGCGCCAATTAGAACTCTCAAGTAAAACACCTCACATTAGCCACTTAGCCCAAGCCGCACCCTTTTGTGCAACTTGCATCAAGCCTAATCCTGCTTGTGGGGGTTCATAGGACATTTGCCCTGTTTGTGGGTCAATCCAATAAGGACGACCATAGCCGTCTGTTCCGGCAGGTGGAACCGGATAACCTGAGCCGTTTTGCATAGCCCCTTGCATTTGATAACCACCGGCCATAGCACCACCCATAGCGCCACCACCAAATGCAGCCGCGCCCGGTGAACCTGCACCAAAGCCTTGAGATTCAAGGTATTGCTGCTTCGCCATTTTACGTTGCTGAATTACCTCTTGATTTAATGCAGATTGTAGAATTCTCTCGATATCAAGTTCGATATTTTCAGCAGTAATTCTTTCGTATTCTCGCATAGCATCGGGGTTCATTGTCGCGGAAGTTCCGTTGATATCCAATTTTAGTTTAGTTAACATTTTGCTTACTACTCTCTCAGTAACATCTTCCATTAACTTTTCTAAAGTGCTAAGAAAATCCTTACCGTGGTATTGGAAAAATTCTTCAACATGGTTCTCTTGAAGAGAAAGAAGATTATTGACGGTTTTAAACGTCGTATCTCCTTGGCTGCTAATTGCGTTAATCACGTCTTTCTGTCCCATTTAATTCAACTCCTTTATCAACTAAGTGATTTAATCTTTGAATGCTTGCATTAAGGTCATTCAAAAGAGCAGATGCTTCAGCCCTCTCGTCCTCAATCGTTGCAGGGGCGGGCGGCTTTATAGACCAACCGGCGGCGGTGAGAGAGGTAACATCTTGTGG